ATGCTTCGCTACTCAGCTGAGAGTGAGGCTGCATTTGTTACTCCTAGTGCAGGAGCTAAGAATCTTCGTAAATTCGCTGATGCAACTCTAGAGCATCTTCCGAACCCGAAGAACCTAAAACTAGATGATATAACCAACACCACTGTCGGAGAACTCTACTCTACTTCCGCTGAAGGTAGGGAGATTCTTAATCGAGTTCCAGGGCTCAGATCCACCACAGTAAAAATGAGTGATAAGTTACCTCCAGAATCAAGAGGAAGATTTTTGTGGAATCCTGCCTCTGGAGTACCAGAAGTACATATCAATGCGTTTCCGCTGGCTGGAGAATTCAAACCAACTGAGACTCTCACCCATGAAGTACAGCACGTAATTGATGCACTACAAGGTAGAGTTTCTGGTACTTCTCCCACAGCTGCAGGTAAGAGAACTTCTGATCTTATTGTTAAAGATGTAGAAGCTAACACTCTCCCAGATGGTACCATAGAGAAGAAAACTCTGAATGATATAATGGATATGTCGGAGGTAGATGTATATCTTCGTCATGCCGGGGAAAATAGGGCGCGAATAGATGCAGGGCAGTTCCCGCAATTTGAGAACTTTGCAACTTGGTTCGAAGATGTATTAACTGGCGAATTCAAAACAGGAAGGTAAACAACATGGCATCTAACACTCCCACCATTATCCCGCGTAAGGCTCAAGAAGGGATTCTGGAATACAGCAAACTAGCTTATCAGTCACTCTCCGCTCAGTGGGATCTACGTTCTAAACTTCGGGCGATGGATCTTGCATACATGCGGGAAGTTGATAGCTCTAAAGAAAATGCACAAGCTAAGAGAGCTAACACCTACGGGGATCAAAGTAAGTTTCAAAACATTACTGTACCTGTAGTATTGCCTCAGGTGGAAGCAGCAGTTACATACCAAAGTAGTGTGTTCCTAACTGGGCACCCTCTTTTCGCAATTGTAGCTAACCCACAATATATCGACGAAGCTCTTCAGATGGAAACCATCATCGAAGAGCAGAGCATTCGTGGCGGCTGGGTTGGGGAGCTGATTAAATTTTTCCGTAACGGATTTAAGTACAATCTCTCCGCAATTGAGGTTGCGTGGAACGAAGAAGTAACTGCTGCCCTTGACACAGACCTTACATTCAGTGCAACTCAGGCTAAGCCTAAGGAAGTTATCTGGCGCGGTAACACTGTTAAGAATCTGGATCCGTATAACCTTATATTCGATTCGCGCGTAAATCCTGCCTGTATCCCCAGGCGAGGTGAGTTCGCAGGATACACTGAGCTTATGTCCCGCATAGCTCTGAAAGATTTTGTTAATCGTCTACCAGATAAGATGGTAGATAATGTTGTTCGCGCATTCGAGTCTGGCCTTGGTTCTGGCGGATTTGAATCTTATCATATTCCTACTCTCAATCCGTCTGCACCAATTGAGAAGAAAAAGTACGGTAGTTTCAATTGGAGTGCGTGGGCAGGTATCGCAGATCAGCAGAGTAAGATTGCATACAAAGATATGTATGAAGTTACTACTCTGTATGCTCGCATTCTTCCGTCTGATTTCGGTCTCAAAGTCCCGCAATCTAACACTCCGCAGATCTGGAAATTCATTATTGTTAATGGCTCTGTTCTGATCTACGCTGAGCGCCAAACCAATGCACACAATCTTCTTCCTATTTTGTTTGGTCAGCCTCTTGATGATGATCTGGGCTATCAGACTAAATCTCTTGCAGAGAATGCTCTCCCATTTCAGCAGATTACGTCTGCGATGTGGAACTCTGTTATCGCTGCTCGCAGACGTGCGATTTCTGATCGTGGTATTTATGATCCTTCTCGTATTGCAAGTGAGCATATTAACAATGATAATCCTGCTGCCAAGATTCCCGTAAGGCCATCTGCCTACGGGAAGCCTGTTGCTGAATCTTACTATCCTATCCCATTCCGCGATGACCAGTCTAGTATCCTGATGCAAGAGACAGATCAGATTCTGCGAATGGCTGATAAGGTATCTGGTCAGAATCCTGCTCGCCAGGGACAGTTCGTCAAGGGTAATAAGACTCGGGATGAATTCCAGACTGTGATGGGTAATGCGAATGGTAGGGATCAACTTACCGCTATGCACTACGAAGCCCAAGTTTTCACTCCGCTGAAAGAGATTCTGAAACTTAATATTCTCCAGTATCAGGGAGGAACTGAACTCTACAACAGGGAGATTCAGCAGTCAGTTAAGATTGACCCTGTTAAGCTGCGTAAGGCTGTACTGGAATTCAAAGTTGCGGATGGTCTTGTACCTGCAGATAAGCTGATTAACGCGGATGTGTTGCAGACTACGATGCAGATGATTGCTACCTCCCCGCAACTCTCCTCACAGTATAATGTGGGCCCACTGTTCTCATATCTTATGAAAACACAAGGAGCTAGGATCACCGAGTTTGAAAAGAAGCCTGAGCAACTAGCATACGAACAAGCACTGCAAGCGTGGCAACAAGCAACTCTGGAGATGGCTAAAGCTGGAGTAAGAGAGTTCCCGCCGCAGCCTCTTCCACAACAATTCGGTTATCAGCCTCAAGGTATGAACTCCTCTCCAGTAGAGAATCAACCAGAGGTTTCACAACGAGTCAATAACATTACTAACAATATCACCAACGCTGGAGGGGTGTGAGATGTTAGTTAACACCAACTCTAGTTTTGTTAAATTCAATCTCACTAAAGATGAATTTGCAATCGGATGTTGTTTCACTCCGGAACAAAGGGCAGTTATCCAAAACTTAATCGCTGATGCAGCGGAGGAGAAAGTAGCGCTTACATACGACCCACTTAACCCGCTTCAATTCACCCAAGTAGAAGCCGAACTACAAGGTAAAATCGGCATCCTGAAGTATCTACTAGAACTGCAATCCACCATTTCTTCTGAGGAGTTATAATATGAGTATCTTTTCCGCTTTGTTTGGTTCTTCGCAACCCGCACCTGCTGCTCCGGCTCCTGCCGCTGCTGCACCTACTCCGGGTAATATTCCTGCGCAACCTTCTCAAGTTCCTGCAGCGACTAATAACACTGATCCGAATGGTGTTGTTCCTGCTGGTACCCCAGAACCGGCGGCCCCGCTGGATACGTTTAAGGACATCTGGCAACCTACTGAAAACAAAGGAGAACCTCAACCGCTTATCAATGTTGATCCGAAATCTCTTGCTGAAGCTGCGAAAAAGACTGACTTCACTAAGATGATTTCTCCTGAACAACTTCAGGCTATCGGTCAAGGCGGTGAAGCTGCTGTAGCTGCATTTGCTCAAGCAATGAATCAAGTTGCACAAGGTGTGTATGCGCAATCTGCCTTTGCAACTACCAAGATTGTAGAGTCCGCAGTTAACAAAGCTCGTGAACAGTTTCAAGCGGAAATACCGAACCACGTTAAGAGGCTTAATGTCTCTGAATCACTCCTCCAAGAAAACCCAGCTTTTTCCCATCCTGCAGCTTCCCCCATTCTTGGTGCTATCCAAGCTCAACTGACTCAGAAGCATCCTAATGCCTCTTCGTCGGAAATTGCTACGATGGCAAAACAGTATCTTGAGCAATTTGCTAATGTTGTCTCCGCTCCGCAGAAAGCTGCTGAGCAAAAGAAAGCAGATGCAAATAAGCCACAAGAAACTGACTGGACTACTTTTCTTTAATCTAGGAGATTTATATGTTTGTTCGTCCGATGGTATCTGAGAAAGGCATTGTTCGTGCCTCTCGTGTTGGCGATGGTATGAGTATGCATCTTGCTCGCAACGTTAATGCAAACGCAGGTGCTCAAACCATTTCTGTTCCGCAAATCCTTGGCGGCCTTGCTGTGTTTACTGGCGCAGCTGGCGGTGTAACTTACACTACTGACACCGCTGTTAACATTTTGGCTGCTATGCCTGATATGGATATCGGTGATACGTTTAGCTTTATTCTCTCGAATACGGCTGCTCAGGTTGCTACTATCGCAGGCGGCTCTGGTGTTACCGCTTCCGGAAACCTCACCGTAAACGCTAGCTTCCGTATCTTCGTTCTGGAGCGTACCGGTGCTGCTACCATGAATCTGTACGGTTTGTAATAGATTCAAATCAAATTCATCTAGGAGAAATCTAAATGCCAACTGGTATCTTTAATACTTCGCAGTTTACGCAAGATCACCAAGCAAAATCGTTTGCTGGTATGATTACGCGTCTCATGCCGAACGGCAGCGCTCCGCTGTTCGGTATGACTTCGATGCTGCAATCGGAGACTGCTGTAGCTATCGAGCATGGCTTCTTCACGAAGACTATGCTGTTCCCGGAAATGACCATTAACGGTGCTATTGCTTCTGGCGCTGTTACTACCTTCACTGTTGT